CTTCCGATCTGTCAAAAATTCCCCCGTTGCGATTTTTTCCAAAATGTTTTTGGATTCTAACAGGCCGACTTACTGAACCGAGCTTCACCACCTACGTGCGTTTGCTCCTTTTACACGTAAGCTGGCGGATTAGATTCTAGACAGGACTGGGGTTTGATTAGAAGTCGACTAAAGTCGGTCTATTCGAGTCCAAAACCGTTAGGAAGAACTCGAAAAGATTATTAAAGAAAGGAAAAGTGTCATGGCAGCTACAAAAACTACTTATAAAGTTGTTGCTCCTGCCGGAGTCTTTGTTCGTAAACATCCTGAACAGACTGAAGAGAACGTGGTTCGCTTAGCTGAGTTTGGTGAGCGCCTTATCGTACTTGAGGTAGGATCTGAATGGGTAAAAGTAGAAGACGGATACGTGATGAACCAACCGTACATCATTGAACCCGATCTGACAAAAACTAAAACTAAGAAAGAGGCTGAATAGTTATGACAAATGAAGTCGTCAATTATGATACTCCTCAACGGGCCTACAAACCTGCACGTTCGCCTGAACAGCGTGAAATGCAAATGATGGCACTTGCGATGGAGCTATCAGAAAAACGTCTTCAGGAAGGAACTGCTTCGGCTTCGGAGATCGTATACTGGTTGAACCAAGCCAGCCCTAAAGCTCGTCTTGAGCGTAAACAACTTGAACTACAAGCAGAGTTATTGCAAGCACGTATCGACTTGATTCGTAGCGACCAACAAGCTGAGCTTGACTTCAAGGAAGCTCATAAAGCATTCCAGGGTTACGCTGGTAAACCAGAGGAGATTATCGAAGGTACTTTCTATGAAAAGTAGATTGACCTATACAGAGATGTCTAAACTTGAGTCTTATACAGAACGACTTGAGTATCTTCGTTTGCGTGGAGTACAACACGAAGCGCCTCGAGATATTTCAAACCGGTTCTATAAGTCCAGAGCTTGGTTGCAATGTCGAAAAGAAATTATTCGACGTGACCTTGGACAAGACTTGGGCGTTAGAGGACTTTATGTCGACGGCCCTATAACCGTCCATCATATGAATCCTTTAACGAAAGAAGACATCGAGAACTTGACCGAGAATTGTTTCGATCCTGACGGACTTATCACGGTCTCAGACTATACCCATAAACGTATCCACTACGATCAGAAGGAGTATCAACAGTGGGTGGAACGTAAACCGGGTGACACAAAACTATGGTGAGGATGAGTAATGCAAACAATCTATGAAGATGTGCTCAACTTCGTCGGGGTAGTACATGATCCAGATCCAACAACCAATCGTGTAGTTAATACTCAAATCAGTATTGCTATCGATTCGGCTTTGGGTGTGTTAGTCCAAAACGGTATTGGACATGCATGTAGTGTATTAGCTGAGCCTAATCTAACATGGGCCGATTTCTTCTATGGTCACTTGGATCTTGAAGAGGGGATTAAGCGCCGCCTCGAGAATGAGTCCTTTGCAAAAGCTTACGTTGGTATCAGTACAATTATCGCATATGATCCACCGCAAGCATCAGTCTTGACCGCACTAAAAGAAGCTCGAGATGAAAATCTTACTCGGGCTAGATGGGAGGTAGAGTATGTCAAACACGACGTATGACGACGATAAGTTGCTCCACTCTGGCCGTAAGGGTATGAAGTGGGGGCAGCATATATTCGGTCGAAGTCGCGCCTCAGCATTTAGTTCTAGACGACGTCGTAGACTGGAAGGCGGTCTAAGTGAACATGAGCGTGAACTCGCTGTATTAAATCTATATCGTAACCGCGACCGAGTTTCGACTAAAGTGTTGAAAGATAAAGTGTCTCGTATTGAGACTGAACAAAAGCTTAAAAAGCTTGCTGAAGCACCGGCTATTGCTCGTGCCGAAGCCAAGAAGAAACGTCAACAAGCACGACTACAGTTTGCTGCTAAAGCTGCTTCTGCTGCTCTTGATGTTTACTCAAAATGGCCTAATCAATCTGTCGCTAAGAAGTTCGACCCTGTAAAACAGGAGAAAGAACTAGCGAAGGCTATTAAAGATTTCGAGTACCGTAAAGGTATGGCAAAAGCGTTTAAGGATGTACCGCTTACGTTTACAAAGTTTGATGATAAGGTAAGTGTGGATACTAGCAAACTATTCCAATCAGTCAATGTGGCTGGGGTAGATGTATATATTCCTGAAACGATTAGAAAGACTAAGGAACTTATGAAACATTATGCGGTAGGTGGAACTTTAGATGGGGTTTATATTCCGTCAAATGAAGAAACACTTCTTCAATACGGCAAGAAAGGTATGAAGTGGAAGAAGCGTAAAAATCCACTAGCTGAAGCAGGAGATCATCTTGCTGAAGACCTTGTATATGCTGTTGATAAGAAAGCTATTGATAAACATGTCGAAGACGCTGCGCGTGATAAGAAAACAGTCGAACGGAACATGGCCGATAATATTAGTAAGATTAAGAGTGGTGTTCGAAATGGTAAGACTATAGATCCGTCTGAACAGAAATATCATGATGCTTATATGCGTAATGCAAAAGCTTATGGAAGAGTCAGTAAAGTACTTGAAGCACGTCAAAAACATGCTAAAGATGTGGCAGCGGCGCATGCTAAAGATGTTAAGAATCGACGTAAAAAATAATACCTTGTGAAATAAAAGGAGCAACCAGTGGTATTTAGCAACACTGCGGTTCCCGTCGAGTACGGTAGATTTCGAGAGGCTGTATTGCGAGGAGAAATTCCTGTAAACCGTGAAATCTCGATGCAAATGAATCGGATCGATGCGGATATCGCTAATCCAAACTATTACTATGACAGCGATGCTATTAAAGGGTTTATCGACTTCTGTGAGAATGAGATGACTCTTGTTGATGGTAGTCCGTTAACACTACTACCGTCTTTCCGACTCTGGGCCGAAGACTTACTTGCTTGGTTTGAAATCAGGGAAGAAAAGGTTTATGACCCAAAGACCGGAAATTTCAAAATAGTTCGACAAAAGCGCAGATTGCGTAACAAACAATATCTGATTGTGGCTCGTGGTAATGCTAAATCATTGTATGCTACTTTACACCATGCCTATGGTTTAGTTATTGACACAAACTCAACACAACAGGTAACAACTGCTCCGACTATGGCGCAAGCAGAAGAGGTACTTTATCCTTTTGCTACCGCTATAACTCGTGCGGCTAGTGCTTCAGAAGGGTTCCCTCTATTTAGGGTTCTTACCAAAGGTTCTAATAAAGCTCGAACTCAGAAATCACAAGCCCAGTTGGCAATTACCAAAGAAGGCATCCTTAACCGATTAACTAACTCTCTTTTAGAGGTTAAACCTATGTCTGTTAAGAAACTTCAAGGTTCTCGTGCTAAATATGCATCTGTCGATGAGTGGTTATCTGGTGACATCAAAGAGGATGTTATTGGTGCCTTGGAGCAGTCTGCCTCAAAAGATGGTATTGATGACTATATTATTCTAGCTGTATCTTCCGAAGGTACAGTTCGTGACTCGGTTGGTGACTCAATCAAGAAAGAGTTACTAGATATCTTGCGTGGTCAATATGAAGACCCACATACATCTATCTGGTACTATCGACTTGATGATATCGCCGAGGTCGGAAACCCTGATATGTGGATGAAAGCTTGTCCTAATATTGGTATAACTGTGTCGTATGAGGCATACCAACGTGACGTTCGACGGGCAGAGTTCTCTCCTGCGAACAGAAATGATATTCTTGCTAAGCGGTTTGGGATACCTGTTGAAGGTACAACATACTTCTTTACGTTTGAGGAAACGGCTTTACACCGACCTCAGAACTTTAGAGGCCTTGAAGTATCTATGGGTATGGACGCCTCTCAAGGGGATGACTTCTGGGCATTCACCTGGATAATACCTTTGGGGCGGGGACGTTATGGTGTACAGACTCGTTCGTATGTTTCGGAAGTGAAGTATAGGCGACTTAACTCGGCGACTCAAGCTAAGTATGACCAATTACAGGCAGAAGGTACTTTAATCATCATGCCTGGGAACTACTTGGATTGGGAATTCGTATATGAGGACGTCTCTGCTTACATTGAGGAAATGGAATGGTCTGTAATCTCATTTGGATACGACCCGTATAACGCTAAAGAGTTCGTTGAACGTTGGAGTATGGAGAACGGAGACGTCGGTGTCGAAGTTGTACGTCAAGGTTCTAAGACAGAGTCAGTACCTCTTGGAGAACTTAAGAACATGGCGACTTCTCGTGACCTCATTTTCTTTGAGGAACTTATGAAGTATGCTATGGGTAACGCTGTTGTAGTACAAGACAACAACGGTAACTATAAACTATCCAAAATGCGTAGCGATGAAAAGATCGATAACGTGGCAGCCTTAATGGATGCTTGGGTAGCCTATAAACGTAATAAGGAGGCATTCTTGTAGGATGGTAAACAACCCCTTAGGATCATGGAACGCATTCATGTCAACCCGAAACGGGCTCGACTATGATGAGTCATTAGTTTCCGGCTCTGGTTGGGGACGACCAGCAAGTGCGCTTCGTGGTTACACATTTAGACGTCAGGATTTGGTTAATAGTATTATTTCTATGATTGCTCTTGACGTAGCAATGGTTGATTTCAAACATTTGAAAATCAATCCTGAAGACGGTAGTCAGACCCCTGTGGACTCGGGTCTGATCAACTGCTTAACTTTATCTGCCAACATTGACCAAACAGGCCGTGCATTTATTTATGACGTTGCCTGGTCATTGCTTGAAGAAGGTACGGTAGCACTTGTCCCCGTCGACACAACGTCCAAACCTAATGATGATGGCTCATATGACATTCTTTCAATGCGTGTAGGTAAGATCATGCAATGGTATCCTCGCGCTGTTCGTGTCAGAGTCTATAATGATCAAAATGGTTTAGAACAAGACTTAACGTTGTCGAAACAGTCCATTGTGATCTTAGAGTCGCCATTAATTGGCCTGCTTAAAGACCAGAATTCTACGCTCAGACTTCTTGAGCAGAAGATGGATTTAATGTATTCACAGGACAAGGCGATTGCTGCAGGGAAACTTAATGGTTTCATTCAAGTCCCTTACGCAACTAAGAGTGCGCTTCGTAGAGAACAAGCTGCTGATCGTAAAAAACAGCTTGAAACTGAACTTGCTAATAGTCAGTTTGGTATTGCTACTTTGGATGCGAATGAGAAATTCATTCATACTGGCGGTAACATTACCAACAACTTAGTTGATGACATTCGGAAACTAAAACAAGACTACTACAACCAAGTTGGTATCTCTTCTAAAATTCTTGACGGTACTGCTGGTCAGGCCGAACTAAATCTATACTACCATCGAGCAGTAGACCCTGTCCTACAGACTATTGTTGATGGCATCAACCGCGTATTCCTTACGAAGACAGCACGCACACAAGGTCAGATAATTCAGTATTATCGTGACCCATTCCGTATGCTACCAGTTGAACAGCTAGGTACTGCGGCAGACCTCTTTGCTCGAAACGCAATCTTCACCTCGAATGAAATTCGTGCAATGCTTGGTCGCGCCCCTCACCCAAGTCAAATCGCAGATATGCTCTTTAATAAGAACATCTCTACCGGTACTGACTTAGTTGGTATGGGAGGTTATAGAAATGGTACAACCCAAGATGAAACGCCAGAAATCTACGACGATGGCTACGGTGGGTACGTCGATGCTGACGGCAATCCCGTAGATGAGTATGGTAATCGCTTGGATGTATAATAATTTATGGAGGAAAATGTAGTTGCATAAGAAGCCCGACTTCGCCGGATGGGTTACTAAGAACGACATTCAATGTAGCGATGGTGTGATTATTCGTCACGATGCCTTTCGCCAAAACAATGGCGGTCAAGTTCCTATCGTGTGGCAACATGACTACTCCAGTCCTTCAAACGTGTTGGGGTATATGATTCTTCAGCACCGTGATCAGGGTGTCTACGGTTACGGCTATCTTAACGATACCGAACATGCACAAGACACACGAGTCCTTCTTAAACATGGTGATGTTAACGCTATGTCTATTGGGGCCCGAGGTATCCGTAAGAACGGTAATGATGTAATTCATGGCGAAATCTATGAAGTAAGTCTAGTTCTTAAAGGTGCGAATCCTGGTGCGGTTATCGAACATGTTATGCTCCATAGCGCTTACGGGACTGAAGAGTACGAAAGCGACCGTGCTACCATTTTCACTGGTATCACACAGGAACTTCTTCATTCTGCAGATGTAGAGGAAGAAGAGGAAGAACAAAAGGAGGGACAAATGTCTCGTTCATACGAAGAAATTCTAGAGGGTCTTACTGACGAAGAAGTAGAGAACCTCGTTAATGGAGTCATTACTGATGTCTCTAACGCCCTTGAAGCGAAAGAAACAGAAGGTGATGAAAAAACTCAAAATGAGTTAGAAATCAACGGTTTGGATGAAAACGTCGAAACTGCTGAAGCTGACTCCGCATCTGAAACTGAAACTAGCGAAGACGCTGGTGGATCTGAATCTAGCGACGCTGTCGCACATTCTATCTTTGAAGGAGAAGAAACTTTGAAACACAATCAATTCCAAGGAACTACTCAAGGTGAAGTAACAGAAAAAGAACTTGATAAGTTGCTCCATAGCGCTATCCAAGGTAACGCAACATCATTCGCTGGTGTATTGCGTGCAAACGATGTCCTCGGTGAAGACTCGCTTCAACACGGTTTAATCGGTATGGAAACATTGTTCCCACAACCTGCTAATGCCGGCGGTGTTAATGTCTACAACCCAGGATCACTTAACATTGACAAGATCATGGGACAATTCGGTAAGTCCCCACTTCCTCGTGTTAAAAACATGTTTGCTAACCTTACAGAAGACGAAGCTCGTGCTCGTGGATATATTAAAGGTAACCAAACTCTTGACTCTATCGAAGAAGTTTACTTCCGTGAAACTACTCCAGGTTCTGTTGTTCGTCGCGAAACAATTGATCATGACGACTTGATCGACTTGCAAGATGGCGGATTTGCTGCTGTTAACTTTGTTCAACAAGTTCAAATGGCCAAGTTCAAAGAAGAGATCGTTAAAGCAGCGTTCTTGTCTGACGGACGTCCATTGACACTTTCTGACGGTAAACGTAACCCTGAAAAGATCAGTGAAAAACATATCCGCCCTATCATCAAAGATGATCCGTTGTTTGTAATCAAAGTAACCGCTGCTACATTTGAAACTGCAGTTGATGATGTGATCAGTAAAGCATTCCCTGCTTACCAAGGTTCTGGTAAACCATGTCTTTACATCAACCCATTTGACTTGGCTAAGTTGAAGACTCTTAAAGACAAGAACGGTCGGTACTTGTATGCTCCATCTATGGATAACAACCAAGTACCTGGTAATGCAAACATTGCAGCATACTTCATGTGTGATGAAGTTGTTGAATACCGTGCGCTTCCTCAAGGAACATTCATCATTGGTAACCTTGTAGACTATCAATTCGGTATGTCTAAGAATGGTGAAATTGCTACATTCGATAGCTTCGATATCGACTTCATGCAACATAAATACTTGATGCATGCCCGTATGTCTGGTGCTATTCGTACACCTAAATCATTCATCGTGGTTACTGTAACTGATAAAGCTGCTGCTGATGAAACTGCTGTTAACTTCGATTCTACTGGTCTTAAATCTAAACCAACTTGGACTGTACAAACAGACCCAACTGAATTCAAAGGTGTAGGTGCCAAAGCTGTAGATTATGACGCTGCAGTTAATGGTGTTGTTATGACTGAAGAAGAGAAGAAACTCGGTGATATTGAGACTTCTCCAAAACAAAAGAAACCTAAAAAAGCTGAATAGCCTTGGAAGGTAGGAAGGTAATATAATGACAAAAGCTGGAATTAGGGTTATCTTCCGTTCCAAAGACCTGGAGGAAGTTGCGATTGGGGATTATCGGTATAAATATACCGTCTCCCCTTTGTTAACTGCTCGCATAACCTCTAAGTCATTTAACATAGACGACAGTAATAGTATCAATCAGAATACAAAGACTACTCTTATATTTGATACACTACTTCCGAATAGTCCAGATGATCGGTTGAGCCGTATCACACATATTGTGTATATGGGGACGATTTATAAGGTTGATAAGGTTCGTCCATATCCTCCTAGAGCCGCTATCACGATTGATGATATTGAGCTATCTGAACTAAAAGGTGAACTTGAGCAGATTGTTAAAGAAGCTTCTCAAAAAACTCAAAATGATTTAAAACTTGACGCATACAACAAACTTAATGTCAAGGATGCCTCTGATAATCCACCTACCATTGGTGAATTAGTGTTTTTGGATGGGGTTATTAAAATCTGGGATGGTGAGAAGTATCTAGATATTCTTAAGTTTATTAAAGAACACACTAATAATGCGTGTACACCTAATAAGCCTGCTATACCTGAGACTAATCACGATCCTGCTTCATGGGATGAGTTGTAGGTGATCGTATGAAGAGTAGAGAGACAGTTCTTAGAAAACTCAAGGATAATATTACGCCTAATATTTACTTCACACCACCAGACACTGTTGTACTTAAGTACCCTGCCTGTGTGGTTACTCGTGAAGATATTGAAGTCCTTAAGGCAAATAACAAGATTTATAATGCGAATATCGCTTATAAAGTAGTGTATATTTCCAGAGAGGAAGGCGACGATATTTTCTTGAAAGTTATGAACTTATTTGATTATTCTGCATTTCGTACGGAGTACAAATATAATGGGTTATACCATAAAGTATTTGTCGTCTATGCATAGAAAGGAAGAATATGGCAACAGTACAAGAAGTAATTAACTATGCCCGTTCATTGGCCGATCAAGGTATCGGTACTGATGCCGACGGAGCATATGGTACACAATGTGTTGACTTGCCAAATAGTATTTCTCAGATTTACTTCGGTAAAATTCTTTGGGGTAATGCTATTGACTTGCTCGACTCAGCTCGTGACAATGGCTACGAAGTTGTGTACGACGCTATTGGTGTAAACCCACGTGCAGGGGCTATCTTTGTAATGGCCACTACCGACCATAACTACGGTCATACTGGTCTTGTCATTGAAGACTCTGACGGCTACACTATTAACACTATTGAACAGAACATCGATGGGAACTTTGACTCACTTTATGTTGGAGGCCCTGCTCGATACCATACTCGTGACTTTACGGGTATTGTCGGATGGTTCTATCCACCTTACAATGACGAACCTCAACCAGAACCTGTCATTGCTCCTCAACCTGAGACTCCTGCTGATGAAGTAGTAATTCATGAAGAGGTTGCTCGTTTTACAGTTAAGGTTGCTGGACTTAACGTCCGTAAGGCTCCGCATCTATCTGCGGAAATTGTTGATCTATACACACCTGAACAAACATTTATCTATGACCAATGGATGGATGCTGATGGGTATCGCTGGGTGTCTTATATTGGGGCTACTAGCGGTGAGCGACGTTATGTTGCTTGTGGTAATGTTGAGAATGGCGAACGTATCAATGCGTTTGGTGAATTCTCAGAAGCTTAAATTATTGGAGGAAATCTATAAATGGCACAATTAGTTTGGGATCAGGATACTAAACGTCTCTTTGAGAACGGGGTTGACAACGGTGTCCTTTACGTTATCGGAAGCACTGGTGAATACGGTAAAGGTGTTGCTTGGGACGGTTTGACTAAAGTATCTGAATCACCTGAAGGTGCAGAAGCTACTGCGAAATACGCAAATAACAAGAAATATCTTAACTTGCGTTCAGATGAACGTTTCAAAGGTCAAATCTCTGCCTTCACATATCCACAAGCGTGGAATAAATGTCAAGGTAAACTTTCACCTATGACTAGCGATTCAGGAGCTAAGAAAGAACTTGCTGGTGTAACAGTATCTGGTCAAGCACGTTCTAACTTCGGTCTTTCTTACCGTACTCGTATTGGTAACGATACTGAAGGTTTGGACTACGGTTATATTCTTCACCTTGTTTACTCTGCATCTGCTGGTGTATCAAGTAAAGAATACCAAACAATCAACGAAAGCCCAGACGCTCTTGAGTTCTCTTGGGACTTCGAAACAGTACCAGTTGCTGTACCAGGTATGAAACCAACTGCACACATCGAAATCAACAGCACTTTGGTTGATAAAGATAAACTTGCAGCTCTTGAGAAGAAACTTTATGGATCTGCTGATTCAGAACCAACTCTTCCAAAACCAGAAGAAGTATTTACTCTTCTTGGATTGGTTGCAGGGTAACTAACTAATTAACGGTACGGGATAGGGGTTGGACAGCTAAGGTCATGCTGGTACCGAAAATTCAAAATGGATTAAATATATACATTAAAGGAGTATAGAAATGATTTCAAGAACAGTAACTTATAACAACTTGCTAACTGGCGAGGAAGTAACCGAAGATTTATGGTTCCACTTACGTAACGACGAAGTTGTTCGTATTCTAGGACGCGCTAAGATGGACTGGGAAGACTACATCAAAGAAGTAATGGCTCGTGAAGACATTGACGAGATCTTCGACTTCATTGAAGGAATTCTTAAACAGGCTTATGGTGAGCGCTCAGAAGATGGACGTACTTTCCGTAAAGATAAGAAACTTCAGGAAGACTTTGTTAACTCAGAAGCGTACTCAGCTTTGTTTGTACAAATGATGTTGGATGTAACTGAAGACGAAGGCGATGGTTCTGAAGGTAATACAGCCAAATTCTTCACGGCTATCGTTGGAAACCCAACTAAAGGAACTGTTCCTGAAAAGGTTTCTAAAATCAAGAAGAAATAATGTATAGATGAGGGGTAATTTTTTACGCCCCTCTTTTATTTTTATCTCGTAGGAGGTCGGTATGTTAATTATAGATACCCCTGATAGGGAGTATTATAACGAGGAGACCAACCAATTTATAACTATACCGGGTCGACGTTTGCACTTTGAGAATACGCTAAAAGTATTAGCTGAATGGGAGTCTCTATATCGCAAGCCTTTTTTAACTCGAGAGGAAAAGACCACTGCAGAACTCTTTGACTACTTTATTCTTATGTGTCAAGATGAGATTACTTATGATGATTTGACAAGTGAAGTTGTCACAGAACTGGGTATGTATCTAAACGATGTGCCTACTGCGACGACTATCACTAAAAGAGGTGACAGTGATGGTAATACCTCTTCAGCCGGCATGATCCAAACCTCAGAAGTAATCTACGCCTGTATGGCTAATGCGAGAGTTCCTTTTGAATGTGAGAACTGGAACCTACATAGACTATTAACTATGTTGGCCGTTATTAGTGAGTTGAATAACCCTGATAAGAAGAAGATGTCTAAAGCAGAGACACTTCGTACATATGAAGATCTTAATGCTAAGCGCTTGGCGCAAATTGAACAGATGAAGAAGGAGAAGTTAAATGCGTCTAAAGGTAACCTCCGTTAAGGTTAAAACCGGATTATCTAAAGCCTTAAGCAAAGCCTCTACTTTATCCAGTATTAAAGGTTCTATGTCATCTATCGGGCATAAGGGACTTGGGCGTCTTATTAACGCCACCCCATCTCGTTCAGGTAAGACTAAATCGTCATGGGACATGGAAGTCGAAAAAAATCAAAATGGTTATACTTTGTACTATTCTAACTCTAATAAGATTTCGGATGGTACGCCCTTGGTAGTCCTTATTGTAAACGGGCATGGTACCGGTACCGGTGGTTATGTCCCTGCTAACAATTTTGTTACTCCCATTGTTGATTCTGTAGTAGATGAGATACTGAGGGAGGTGGAGAATATAATTGAGTAAACAGGTAATCGAAGAACGCCTTATCAAACTAGGTATTGATAATGAGCAGTTCAAACAAGGATTAAAAGAGTCCCTGTCTTCTCTATCAGATTTAGATAAAGGACTCAAACAAGCAGCAGATGGTAAAAGTGGGTTATTCGGAAATAGCGAGAAATCTGCTAAATCCTTATCTAATGCCATTACCGGATTGCTTAACTCAGCCCCAAAACTGGGTAATGCATATTTGGGCGTATTCGATAAGATTACCTCTGCTATTGGTGGAACTACTGGCTCTGTAGGTAAACTAGTTTCTAGTATGTTCAACTTTGTATCTCCTTTTAGTTCTGGTACTAAAGGAGTTGCAGATGGATTAAGTAAAATTCAAGACGGCGTTACGAGCAGTTCAGGCAAATTCGGGATGTTACAATCTGTAGCAACCGTGGCTCTGGGTAATATTGCAGCATCTGCTATTACTACTGGATTGTCTATCGCTAAGAACATCGGAGGGAATATTCTTCATTCGATCATGCCTTTAAAAGCAGGGTTTGGACAGTTTGAAGATAAGATCAACTCCGTAAACATGTTGGTTGCCGCACTTGGTAAATCAGAAATGGGTAACATCACAAACTCGTTGGATGATTTACAGAAGTACGCTGAGACAACCAAATACTCTGTTAAACAGATGCATGGCTCCTTGGCACAATTCGTAAATGCTGGGGTCGGTCTTAATGAAGCGACTACTGCGCTTAAAGGTTGGGGTAACTTGGCAGCATCTGCCGGTGCTACAACTGATGGATTTAATCGCTCACTCCAATTTGGGGTACAACAGGCATTACAAATGGGTATGATGAATACTCAGAACTGGATGTCTGTGGAAAACGCGGGTATGGCAACTAAGCGCTTTAAAGATATCTTGGTCGATACAGCTACTCAAATGGGTATTAATATCGACATGTCGGAAGGTTTCCGGGGATCTCTTAAAGATGGTTGGTTGACCAACGAAGTCTTAATTAAGTCATTGGAGAAGCTTGCCAATGATGAGACTTTAGTCAAAATGGCTGCAGAATTTCACACATTTGGTGAAGTTGCCGAGGCTGTATCAGACCAGGTTACCTCAGCCTGGGCTCGTTTCTGGGAAACACTTATTGGCCAAGCAGGTAGTGATGAAGTAACTGCCTTCTGGACTAAATGGGGTAATATCGCAGCAAACGCTATGGGCGCTGTTGGTATGAAAGCTAATGATTTAGCTAAGGCGTTTGTCGAATTCGGTGGACGTAACAATATTGTTAAAGCCTTAGAGTCGGCATTTAGTAGTATTGGCGGCATCTTTAACTCATTTGGTACTGCATTTACTCATGTCTTCGGTGGAAACCTAGGATCTAAGATGATGGAAGGTCTATCGAATGGTATTAGTAAATTTGCTGATAAGATTCGATTAGGTAAAGCCGAACTTGATGCATTCCATCATATTTTCATTCTAGTCTTCCAAAGTCTGAAATGGATTGGTACTGAAGTATTTGCTAAACTTAAATTCTTAGGCGCACTTATTCCTAATCATTTAGTTAAAGACTTAATTATCATAGCTGGTATGATATCTAAGGTCTTCTATACTGCAGTTCGTATGATTGAGAAGATCTTACAGTTGATTATCCCATTCGATAAGATTGGTGGGATATTCAAGTTTATTGGAGATGTATGGACTGGTTTATGGGATAAACTCCATAATGGTCTGGCGTCATTCTCAGAGAAGTGGTATGACTTCTTTGGTAAGATACCTCCAGGATTCGATAAGATTGTTGCCTGGTTTAGTAAACTATGGCAGGTTATTAAATTCCTAACGCCGTCTATTGATAGGCTCAAACAATCTCTACATGGACTTGTTTCGAAAATCACAAATCCATTCAGTACATTAGGAAATGCTCTTGGAACCAATACACGTAAATTCAATGAGTGGCTTTTCTTTGTAGGTAGTGCGACACAACGTTTCCCTATCTTCGGTAAAGCTCTAGGTAAATTCCTTGTTGGCTTCTCTAATTTCAATGATGCGACTGCTAATATGGATCATTGGGCAGGTCGTCTGGGAAATAATCTACGTAATGCACTATGGAAAATTCGTCATACATGGGCTAATGAGACAGGTCGTATCAAGGTTTCATATAGAGAATTCTGGGGAAGTCTCAATGAGGCTATGGATGGTGTTCTAAAGAGAGAAATCCTTACATGGAAACAGTTCATGAGTGTCGTGAAGTGGGATAAACTAATTCCACCACAACTCAAGAATGTATTTAGTGGTTTCTCATTTAAGATGCCTGATATGTCAGGTCTTAAAGCCGGACTTGCATCATTCGCTGGTAATCCATTCGGCGCTATGATTGGTGGAACCCAGAATTTGTCAAAATGGTTAGAAACTACTACATTCTCATTCAAAGGGTTTGCGGATGTTATTCGTCGTAAGTGGCCTACACTTGACGAGTATGCTGATAAACTAGAGAAGGTTAAGTTCTCATTAAGTTTCTTGAAACCAGTTGTTGATAAACTCGGTGAAGCTCTTAAATGGCTTAAAGATAAATTCTCAGATCTTAGCTTTGGTAAGCTTGACTTAAGTGGTATTACAAAACCATTAGGGGATGCTGGAAAAGCTATCCATGAGAACTTCTCAGAAGGTGTGGTTCCAGGTATCGTTAAGTCCGTTGACGGTTTCCGTAAATGGGCTAGTGAACTATCTGGTTTCCGTATCGCATTTGCCCCATTCGCTGCGGGTGGTATGGTTATTAAAGAGGCCTTCGGTAATATTCGTAATGAACTTAAGAACTCCAAAGTCGACTTCAGTAGCTATAAAGGAACTTTAAATACCTTTAAGGGTTGGTTTAATGGGTTCTGGGAAGGTCTCAAGAAGACTGCGTCTGGGCCAACTTTAACTACTATCGGGGATGGTATTAAACATGGCTTTGCCGCTACTATGGATTGGTTACGCACAAATGTAGGGCCGTGGTTTGGAAACTTCTTTAATTCATTACCTACAGGTTTACAAAATGCGTTTGATAAATTAGGTTCTGCATTACGACAATTCGTATCTGTGTTCGGTTCAGCCTTTAGCGGTGCTAAACTAGATTTTAGTTCATTTGGATCAACCATTCAAACTGTTGGTGATGCTATCCATAAGGTATTTGAGAAACTCAAAGAAGTACTTAAGAGTCTTTGGGACGGATTTAAAGAGATCTTTAAAGTGCATTCTGCTAGTGCCGATGAAATGACTGCCGAAGATTATGGTTTAACTAAACTTGATACCCTAAGTAACAAACTTGGTGATGTCGATAATAAACTTGGCAACGTTAATACTAAGGCTAGTAGTCTATTTGGTACAGTCGGCGAATTACTTAAGAAGATTAGTTTCGTATTAGGTGAAGCATTCAAACCACTACAGCAGACAGACTCTGAACAACTAGGTAAGATCTTTGTTATTGTTGGTGGTATCATGCTCCTTTGGAATACTCGTAAGAAAGTATTAGGTATTAAAGAGGTATTTGCCACATTCTTCGATACTCTAACCAAAGGAAGTAAAGGCGCGCTTGATGCGGCTAAAGGTTTATTCACTCAAATGGGTGGGTTCTTTAAAGCTAAAGCTCGTTTCGAGAATATTAAATCGTTTGCATTAGCTATCGGTACTCTTACTGCGGCACTCCTAGTCCTATCATTTATCCCACAAGATAAGTTGATAACTGGTGTTTTGGGTCTCGCTGCCGTATTGGTTGCATTTGAAGCGTTTTACTTGACATTATCGATAACAACTAGTAAGTTCGATAAGGAAAAAGTTGAGGGTGCTAAGAAGATGATGCTCGGTATGCTAGCAATAGCAGGTTCTATATTCTTAGTTTCAGGTGCAGTGTCTATTCTAGGACATATGGATACAGGAGCATTACTTAAAGGAGGCTTTGCCGCAACCATACTGCTTACTGTACTTGGTGCTATAACCGTCGCTATGACTAGGTTCCAAGGTGCTGGCGGTACAAAATCTTCAGAGATGAGAAAAATCTCTGTAAGTCTTTTAACTTTCATTGGTATAGCCTATGCTGTTAAGAAGGTAGCTAAAGAAGTTGTTAAATTAGGCCAAATGGACTTAGGGTCTCTTTCAAAAGGCTTAGCTAGTATCGCTGTTATAATCGGTGGCCTGACCCTCATTATCTGGCAGACAAGTAAGATGGAAAACGTCAAAATGTCTTCAGTTTTAACATTCTTAACTGTAGCTAAAGCGATTTCTGGTATCACTAAGACTATTCAGAAACTTGGTGAGATGGATACTAAGACTCTTATTCAGGGTGGTACTGCCGTGGCTATCTTAATGTCTGTTATTGCAGGTATTACTTATACCTTCAGTAAGCTCGATAATACCAAGCAATCCTTCACTAAGAACGCTACCGTATTATTTGCTGGTTTGGCCGGAATCATGTTCATGATGACTAAACTTGCCAATGATATGGGTCAAATGAAAGACCCTGGTTCGTTAGTTCTGGCACTTGGTGCTATGTCTGTCGCTATTGCTGCTATGGCTGCGATATCTCAAATGATCAAGTCTAATGGTTTGGCCGATAGGGGTATCGATGAAGGTGTTAAGAATGTCGCTGTAATTGCAGGATCTCTTACTTTAGCAGTGGCTGGTCTATCTCTTCTAGCTAATGGTAATGCTAACTGGGCAGAAATCCTAGTAGCTTCTGTATCTCTTGTAGGTGTATTCTATGGAATTGCCAAAGTTGGTCAAGTTGCAGGTAGACTGAAAGTCGAAGACTTCAAAGGCATGGCCGCTGTAGTCGCATCTATTGTAGGCGGTGCTATCGGTCTTACAATCTTATCTAAAGTTCCTATCAAGGACTTGTTGTGGCAATCCGTTGCTCTCGTTAGTATATTCACTGCTATCGCCGGTATCGGTGTTCTAATGAGTAAATTCGGAGGAGCAGGTGCTGTTGCAAGTATAACAGGTATTGCAACTGCCTTCTTAGCTATGGCGGCTGGTATTGCGGCTGTTGTTGCTGCTGCTGGTTACTTCATCGAAGCTATTAGTAAACTTGTTGATTCTATCACTAGACTTATCGAAGCTGCTTCTAGACTAGGTAAAGAAGGCGGTAAGAACTTTGCTGAATTCTTTAAAGAAGCTGCTAAAGGTGGGGATAGTATAGCTGAGGTTGTTGCTAAGATGGTTGAAGGTATCGTAACTGGTACTATCAAAGGTGTCGAAGCGAACTTACCTCGTATTATTGAAATCGGTATCGGCCTTATCAAGGGTATCGCTATTGGTGTGGCTCGAGCTGCAAATGATCTAGTTGGTGCAATTGTTGATATTGGTGGTCAGATTATTGATAAAATTCTAGGGGCAATTCCTACATGGATCCTTAAAATCTGTGATGGCGTCTTATCTGGTATGCGTCAAATCGCTCAGTGGGTTCGTAATAATAAGAACGTTATTGTTGTATCTGTAATGGAAATCTTCGCTGCTATCACCTCCGTTATTGCAGAGGGGATTGCTGCACTTATTGGTATGATTGCCGATGGAATTGGTGCTGTATTTGGATGGATACCTGGCGTTGAAGACGCTATGAAAAAAGGTAAACAAATGGCCTATGATATGGCTGATGAATTCTCAAAATGGCAACAAGATCGTATCAACGAAGTAAAACGATTTGCTGAACTTACAGCTAAAGAAGGGGTTGATTCTGCTATCAAGCAACTTGAGAAACTTGGTCAAGCAGAAGTTCAATCAGCTATAACCTTTGCAAGTAAATCTCAAGATGGTCTAGAGAAATTTAAGATTTTCTGTTCTCAGTTAGGTATTCAAGGTGCTGACGAGTTCATTCGAGGACTTAAATCAGGATCTATTAGTGCTCAGGAAGCTGGTAAACTCTTCGCCAAAATGGTTGAATTGGGTATGTCTGAATCCGACGTTAAGAAGATTGCTGCCGCTGCTGGTTATGACTATGCTAATGGTATTCTTACTGCTAAGCCTAAAGTCAAGACTAGTGCTGAAGAAGTTAAGAGTTCTTTGGAAGAAGGACTTGGTGGAGATGGTAATTTCGACCTAACGAAACTGTCATCCGCCTTTACCAAACTTAACGAATTCATGGGCGGTAATCTAGATATGACCAAAGTACAGGCTGCTCTGAAATCTGGTCAAATCAATGAAGAGATGATTACCAAACTTTCAGAAGGAGATTTCTCTCAATTATCTGAAGAACAGATGCAAGAGTTCCTAGCAGGTCTTTCTAAATCTGAAGAACCTGCGGGAGAAAGAGCCAAGGCAATTCGTGATGCCGTAATTAACGGTTTGAGTAATGACGGTCAAGGCTTCGACCAAGAGACTGTCGCCAAAGCTTTGATTAATTTAGACACACACTTAGGTGGTAAACTAGATGAGGTCAAAGCATTAGCTGCAATTAAATCAGGAGAAATTCCACCTGAAATTATCGCAGCATTAGCTACAGGTGATTTCTCTAAAGTATCTGAAGAACAATGGGCCGCTTATATCAAGAAAATTGAAGATGCTGCTCCTCCTGCCGGTGATGCAACTGGTAAAGTCGGAGAACAAGTTAATTCAAAATTAGATCAGATAAAAGAATCAGCTCTTACGAAAGCAGACGAGACCGGTAAAGGTGTTGTAAAAGGGTTGGATGTATCAGCATCGGTACCTGGCGCGATGTCTACTATGGATCAATACGCTGGTGCTATCGATAAACAAGGTAAAACAGCTAGCACAAATGCTAAAAATACAGGAAGTTCAGTTCAAAAGAATCTTGAAATCCCAGGTTTCCGACTTGGTTCGGAAGGTACATCAGCCTATTCAACAGGTATTAAGACTCATGAAGGTACTGCAAGAACAAATGCAGGTATTGTAAGAGATGCGGCTACTAGTCAGTTGTCGTTTGATGCATCTGGTTCAGGAGCCGCTATTGCAGAGTCCTTTGCTAGAGGTCTTGTTAGTGGTCGAGCTACTACTGCTGTTACAGGTGCTGCTGCTCAACTTGTTGGATTAGCTAAGGCACACCTCCCACACTCACCCGCTAAGATGGGGCCGTTCTCAGGAGAAGGTTGGCGTAAGGTTAAGAGCTCAGGTATTGCTATTGCAAGAGCGTTCGCTAGTGGTTTAGGCGCATCAACATCTATAAATGCGGTTAATTCAACTATGGGTGGTTTGATGTCTCATGTACATGATGCTATTACTAACATAAATGGTTATCTTGATGAGAATATGGAGCTCTCACCGACCATCAAACCTGTACTAGATATGTCCAACCTTTCTGGATATTCATGGACAGGTAATGGTTCTCTTAACCTACGGACTATTGGTGTAGATTACGGTTCTCTTAATCCAGCCACAAGTAGCCTAGCGTCTAACCGCGCTAACATTGCCTCAGTTGTTTCTGGTCTAAATCGTCTTGATGAAAAACTTGAGACGCTCACTGAGTACACATCTGTAAGCAATGACTTACTTGCTCAAGATCGAATTAGTCCAGTCTACATGGATAAAGATCTTGTCAATCGATCTCTTGCCCCAGGTATGGCAGAAGCTCAACGGTCATATTCTGACCGACTTAATATGTTAGAAGGAGTATTACCAAATATATGATAAAAGACGAAAGTTATTTCTCCATAATCTTTGGAGAAGGAACTGAAGCTGTCGATATTGGTAAACTTATTGGAACTATAACTAAAGTTGAACGGAACGTCGGTGCTGAGCAGAGTCACACATATTCTGCCGGCACTGGCCGTTTTGGTAAGACTTGGCTCGCTGGAACACGGGGGTCTTATCCAATTACAGTCGAAGGTAAGTATACAGGCAGTCCGTCTGATATCTTAAAACTTCGAACTAAGTTGGCACGAGCCCTCGATTGTCCTGATGGGCCTAAGAAGTTACAGTTTGATGACCAAGACGGTAATTATTATCTTGCCGTATGTAATGGTCAGGTTAAGTTTACTGAAGATCTTAAAATTAGTACAGCGGATGTCACTATTTCTTTTGAAGTTCCAGATGGGCTACTCCATTCGGAACGAACTAAGCTACTCACTATTAACACGACATCACCTGAGATTGGGTCGATTCGGCAAGAGGGTAGTATTGTCAAAATAACTTTAAATAATGAAGGAAGCGCTCCAGCTTATCCAAAAATCAAAATTCGTAACAACGAAACTAATGGTTGGATCGGTATTGTAAACAAGAACGGTCTTATGGAAATCGGAACTAGTGCTTCTGGTTCAGGCGGTGCCCGGGTATCAACGGGACAATGGGATAAGGCGCATACTTTATTGAATTTATCACCTAGTGACACTGCTGGCTGGAACAAAGGTGTAAACATAACATCTAAGTTTGCAAGTCAATCTCCTCTTCCGTTCGCAAATCATGCCGAAGCAAGCGACTTGCGGGCTGAGTGGGCACATAGAGAGCGTGGAAGTGTAGGTTATGATTGTCCCGGTTTCCACTGGAACCGTCAAGGACAAAAAGGTATTGGTCAAGACTGGGGATGTTGTATTTATGAATTCCCATTATCACTAGACCCTGAGGGATTGAAGGGGGCTAAGGATTTTCGTTGTGACTTCAACATGAAAGTATGGGAGTCTAAGGTTGGGCAAACTGGTCTTATGGCATTGCTGTTTATGACAGATGATGATAAACTAGTATGTGCGTACAGTATTGACAAATGGATGACCGACCGACAACATACGGCACAAGTATTCACGACAACTGATATCCATAAAGATGGGCCAGTTCCACGTGTAATGAATACCTTCGATTCTAATAACAATGAGCCAGGACAACCACATCCTAATATTGCATTTAATAGTAATACGGGGGGTTGTTATATTATTAAAGAAGGGCCTAAGTTTACATTTACTTATGCTGGTAGACCAACTACTGTAACAGACCCATCTAGAGAGCACATGGTATGTACCAAGGTATGTGTGTTATTTGGTCGTATGAAGTTTGAACGTCCTGATAAAGGACATTTAGATTTAATGGTTGTCCAATCCATTAAATTCCAGAAGATTAACGCCGAACGTTATGAATATGTTTCTAACAAATATAATAAAGGTAGCGAAGTTCTGGTTGATATGGAAAACGGACGGCTCACATTTAATGCGGATCCTAGCGCTGCTAAGATCGGAGTATCCTCAGAAGGCGACCTTGTTAATGGGTCTAGGTATTTCAGTATACCGCCTGGCGTATCAGAATTAGAAATCCATTCCTCAGCGTTTGTTACACAACCACCAGACGTAACCCTTGAGTGGGGAGAGGCATGGCTGTAAGAAAGGAGGCTGAAACTTCAAAATGAGATTAAAACCTGCATGGCAATTAGCCGTACATGATAAAGCTATGAACATTGTAGATCGTATTAACAATGATGTACCAGGTTCTCTTAAGTATTACAATGACGAGTTTCATCAATACTGTGGTAAAGGGTCAGCCACCTTTAGATTTACAGTAGATAAGTTTTTAAACGGTAAACTCAATGAGCGAGCTAACAACCTCAACTCTGAGTGCTATATTTCATTTCATGAAGATGGGAAAGACCATGTATTTAACGTTATGCAGCGCAAGGAAACTGACCGTACTATTGAGTTAGATTGTGTGTCTACCAACTTAGAGTTACTGAATGAGAAGACGCTTGCTTATGAGTCGAAGGAACCTAAAACATTCCGACAATACGCTGAAGATATGGCGTTATTCCGTTACACTCGTATTGACCTTGGTATCTGCCAAGTTGACGGACGCACACGCACATTGAAATTTGAGTCAGAGGATGATACCTGTATTGCTCGTATTCTCAAGCTTGTGGAAGCGTTTGATGGCGAGATGGAGATTATCACTAAGTTAACAGCTCGTGGTCAGATTGATAAGTATATTCTTAACGTCTATAAATCCCGAGACAACTCTAGTGATAGGGAACCAGGACTTGGTCGTGTCCGTACTGATATTCGTTTACAGATGGGACGAGACGTTGTTTCTGTAACTAAGAAAGAAGACAAGACTAATCTATTCTCTGCTATTCGTATTCGGAATAAAGATGGTGCTTATATCACTCAACCAAATTCGAAAATTATTAAGACCGCAGATGGGAAACATAATGAGATTTACTGTACACCAGGATCTCATACTATCTATGCCCCAATCTCTGCTCGACTTTATCCGTCTGTAAACAAACGTGATAACTGTGACCCGTGGATTGTACGTGATGTCAAGACGGAGTATACAACACCAGAAGAAGCATGGGCTTACGGGGTTCGTATGTTAAAGAGACATATGTACCCTATAACCACGTGGGAAATTGCGCTTAACTCAGCCGTTGTACTTCAACGTTATGATATCAATATCGGTGATGTAATCTTCATGACGGACGAAAACTTTATCGGCGGGTTGCTTATTCGTGCTCGGGTTGTCGAGATGATTCGATCATCAACTAATCCTAGTAATACTAAAGTTATCTTATCGAATGTTGTCGCAGTTCGTCCAACTAATAGCTCAACTCTGATGTCTGCGATGTCTCGTATGATTGCCGAGTCACAAAGTTTCAAAATGACTGTAAAAACTACAGGATCTGTAATGTTTCGTGAGCTCAATGAGGAATGTGTTCTTATCCCTTCCTTGTTTAGGGGTAATGAAGAGGTACTAGACGTCGAGTATACATTCTATGTTGATGGTAATTTAGCTGGTAATGGCGATAGGTTTACAGTATCCAAGGCCAATATTGGGACAACAGGAACCGCTATGGTTTCTATTCATGCCTGGTATCAAGGTAAGATGGTCGAGTTCCAAGACATATCCTTTGCTACGGTTAATGATGGTAAATCACCTGTACTAACAACCATTGAGTCTAATAATGGTGATGTATTCAAGAACGGCGTTATCGAAACTGTATTGACAGCTAAGTTATTTAGAGATGACGTTGAGATCGATACAAAAGGTGAGGCTTTTGACTATACTTGGACAAAGACTAATGCTAACGGTGAGGTCGATGAAGAATGGGGTAGACGTCCTGAGTCTAAGAGAAAGCGTGTTAGTGTTACTCGAATTGATGTTGAACAAAGAGCGACATTTTCTGTAGCCGTTTCAACTAAAAACGAGGTCGGTACGGTCGGTAATAGCAAAGTCGTTGGTCGGAACTTATGGGTCAATAGT